GAGGGCCATCATCATAGTGGTCAGGTCCTGTCTCTAAGGCTGCTGCGGCCGCGGGCGGCTTTCTCGGCCTGCAGGCGGGCCAGCTCGGCACGGACCTGACGGGCGATGGCCTGCGGATCCTGCGCAGGAGCGGCGTGGATATGGATTTCGTAATGGTCACCTGCTACAGGCGCCGGAGGCGGTGCTGGCGGCGACGCGGGCCGGCTATCGAAGGCAATCGGCTCGCGCGCTGGTTGCTGCAGCGTGGCCTGGCGTACCGCCTCGATCTGCCGTCCCTGCGGTGATGAGTCCTTGGCGATCGCCGGGACAGCGGCTGCGGCCGGCTGCAGGATGGCTTGGCGCACTGCCTCGATCTGCCGCTGGAGCGGTGTGGTGTCGCCAGACGGCTGGGCCAGCGCGAGGATTGCTGGCTGCTGGGTGACTTGGCGTACCGCCTCCACCTGTTGCCCCTGGGCAGATGGCAGTGGCTGGGCGGCTGCCGTCTGCGGAGCACTGCCGAGGGCAAGCGCCGCCGTTGCCGTGGCGGCGATGCGCTTGGCGGTGTCGGCAATCTGGCCCAGGGGGCTGCCTTCGCCCTTGCCCAAGCCGAGCGCCAGACCCTGCATGGTGTATTCGCCCAGGGCAGCGAAGACGCGGGACGGCGAGTGGATGTCCAGCTTCTCCTTGAAGAAGTTGATCGCACTCTGGCCGGCGCCCATCACGGCATCTTTCACCGCGCCCAGGCGGCCGGTGATGCCACGGACCAGGCCGTCCATGATCATGCCGCCGAGTTCGGTGAATTTGGCCGGAAGGTCGAAGCCGAAGTAATTCATCACGGCCGCGAAGGCCTGATAGAAGAGGCCGACCGGCGAGAAGTCGAGGATCTGGCGGGCGATACCGCCGATCCCGCCGCGGACGCCTGCTGTCAGGCCATTGAGCAGCACGGCGCCGAGCTCGGTCAGCCGGGTGGGAAGCTCCAGGCCGAAGTAATTCAGCACGGCGGCGAAGGCCCGGTAGAAGAGGCCGATCGGCGAGAAGTCTAGGATCAGCCCAGCGATACCAGCAATACCACCCGTGGCCCGTGCCTTCATCTCTGCCCATACCCCTGCGAACCACGGACCGATTGTTTCCCAATTGGCGTAGATTAGGGCGCCGGCGGTGACCAGTCCGAACAGGACAGCGCCAATGGGGTTGGCGATCGCCGCAGCGCCGATCATGCGAAGGCCAGCCGCTACCAGGGGGAAAGCGCCTTTGCCCAGCTTGAAGAGCAGGCCCAACACGCTGGGCAGGCGGATGCCGACCTGGGCGAGCATGAAGCGCAGCGCGAGGAAGGGGCCAAGCACGCCGGCGACGCCCAGGGCGACGGTACCGAAGGCGATCGACACGGCAGACAGCACCGCGGCCACCTTGACCAGGTTGCCGGCGAGGACCGGATTCTCGCGGGCCCAGGCGCCGGTTTTGCCAGCGAGGTCACCCAGCCAGGTGATGATTTCCTTGAGCTGGGGTGCAATGGCGGCGCCGAATTCGGACTGGGCGTTGGTGAAGGCGCCAGTTGCCGCCTCCCAGGTGTTGGAAAGGGTGCCCAGCTGCTCGTTGACGCGCATCTGCAGGTCCGCCTGGGCCTTCATCTTGCCCTGGACTTCCTGGTAGCCGGCCAGGCCCTTGGACATCATGGTGTTGAGCGCGGTGAGAGTCTCGGAGTCGTCGCCGAAGACCTGTTTCAGCACGCCCAGGCGGGTCTCGGTGTTGAGGCCCTTGAGCTTGTCCAACTGGGCGTAGAGCTTCTCCATGCCGCCGAATTCGCCCTTGCCGTCGGTGAAGTCGAGCGTGATGCCCTTGTCCTTGAGGCCTTTGTTGGCCTTGCCGACTTTGTCGGTGTCCATGCCCATCTGAAAGATCTTGCGCAGGGCGTTACCGGCAGCGCCGCCCTCCATGCCGGTCTGGTCCAGCTGGATCAGCAGGGGGGCGAGGGCGTTGGCCGCCTCGAGGCCTTCCTTCTTGATGATGTCCAGTGCCGGGCTGATCTTGCTGAAGCCCTCGAGCATGTTGTTGGAGTCGACGCCCAGGTAGAAGCCGCGCTGGATGGTGTCCATCAGGCCCATGAGGTCCTTCTCGCTTGTGCGGGTGGCGTCCTGCATCTTGGCGGCGAACTCCGCGGCCTCGGTGACCGGCATCTTTAGCTGGACGCCCAGGTAGGCCGCGGCCTCGCCCATGCCGCCGAGGATGGTCTTGGCCGACATCCCCTGGCGCACCAGCATGGTCATCATTTCCAGGAATTCGGCTGTGGTACCGGGCAGGCGATCGCCCAGGCGGGTGGCCAGGTCGGAGATCTGCTTGAATTCCTTGGGGGCGGTGCCGTCGCTCAGCATCAGCGAGGCGCGCAGCTGGGTGGCCGCATCCTCGGCCGGGGCGAAGGCCTTGATCATGCCCAGTAACGGGCCGCCGATCGCGGCGCCAGTGGCGGCCGAACTGGCTCCGGCCATGGCGGCATTGCCGGCCAGCTCCTGGCCGCGCTTGAGCTTGCTGCGGGCGCTGGCCAGCTTCTCCTGGGTGCGGTTCAGGCGCTCGAGCTTGCCCCGCTGGGTATCGATCGCGGCGTTGGCGCTGGTGAGTTGCGCCTGCAGCCGCGCCTGGGCGCCGCCGAGGTCGCGGGTGTCGACGCCACTGGCGCGCATGATCGGCAGCAGGCGCTGCAGCTCAGTGCGCTGGGCGGTGTGCTTGGTCTGCAGCTTGTCGACGGCAGCGGCCGCGTTGGCGAAGGTCTTCTGGAAGGCGGCGGACGGGGCGTCCATGGCCTTGAGCTGCTCGCGGTAGGAGCGAAGCTTTTCCTGGCCCTTAGCGAGCGCCTCAGCGCTCTGGCGCACGGCTTCGCGCTGGCGCTGGTAGGCGCTGATGTCTTGCTGCTGCTGGTTCAGCTCCTTGACCCGGTCGCGGGCGGCCTTGAGCGCCCGGGCGGTCGCGTTGCCGCTCCCGGCGATGCGTTTGAGGGGAGCCGTGGCCTTGTCCAGGGCGGACAGGAGGACGCGGATCTGCAGGTCATTGGCCATCGGGGGCGACTCGTTTGCGGGCGCGCTCGCGCCAGTCCATCAGTTCGGCCAGGCCCAGCTGGTCGAGCTGGGCCGGTTGCCAGTGGAAGGTGATGGCGAGATCCGCCATCGCTTCCTCTACGCGGACGGGGAGAGCTCCGCCCTGACCGACTTCTTGAGCAAAAAACCGGCGATCTTCCCGCCGACGTCGACCAGGTCGGCCGGATCCATGCCGCGGACTTCGGCCTCGGTGAGGCTGGGGATGCTGATGCGCGGGGTCACGCGCATGATCGCGGCCACGTCCAGCTGCAGCAGCTCGGCCAGGGAGACGCCGCGCAGCTCGCCGGCGTTGGGCTTGCGCAGGGTGATCTGGGCAATGGTGGTCTCGCCGCGGGTGATGGGCTGATCGAGGACGACGACGTTGTGTTGGGTGGTATCGCTCATGGTGGTACTCCAGGTAATAGGCTAGGGCTGGCCCGCCGGAGTGGGCCGAAAAAGGGGAGGGATCAGATGCCGAGGGCGGCGCGCTGCTTGGCCAGGCGGTCTTCACCGCCGACGATCTCGACGAAGTTGAGGAGGTCGATCTCGATCACGGTCTCGCCCGCCACGATCAGCTTGTAGTAGCTGCAGGTGGTGGTGATCTTGTGCTCGGTGTCCTCGCCCGGGGTGGCTTCGCCCATTTCGATGGTCTCGTGACGGCCGCGGACCACGATCTCGACGGCGGTGTCCTCGCCGGTGTCGTCCTGCTGGTAGGTGCCGGTGAAGCGCAGGGGTACGGCTGCGGCGCCCACGGCGCCGAATTGCTTTAGGGCGGTGAGGTCCAGGCCGCCCAGGGTCCACTCCAGCTGGATGCCGTCGTCGGAGAAGCCCAGGTCGGCCTTGACCGGGCCGTTCATGCCGGCGCCGCGGAAGGCTTCCATCTTGCGGCCGAGGGTCGGCAGGGTGCAGGACTTGGCGACGCCCAGGTAGGAGTGGCCGTCGTTGAAAAGCATCATGTTCTTGAGTTTGCGGGGCATGGCCATGGGGCAGCTCTCCAGAAGGCGCCCCAGGGGGCGCCGGATGGTCAGGGTGGGGATCAGGCGTTGACGCGGCTGGCGAAGTCGACCAGGAAGCGGTCGGTGATGCGCTGGCGCAGGGTCAGGTCTTCCAGCGGCGGGACCGGGGTGTAGTCGTAGTCCAGGAAGAGCTTGCCGGCCTTGAGCGTCTCCTTCTCGTTGGCATCGGCGTCGTACCAGCACTCGCCGCCGAGCAGGTAGCCCTGGCGGGTCAGCTCGCGGAACTTGGCGTTGATGCCCTCGACGATGTCGCGCACCAGGCTCGGGTGCATCGGGCGGTCATTGGCCCAGAAATGCGCCTCGGCCATGGTGTCGGCCAGCACCTGGGCGGTGCGGGTGTAGTTCTCGAAGGCAAAGAGCGGATCCTCGCTGGTGGTGCGCGAGCCCCAGAAGCGATAGCCGTCGTGGTTGATCAGCGTGGTGACCTCGTTGCCGTTGAGGTAGTCGCTGTCGGTCGCGGTGTTCTGCAGATCCCAGAAGACGTCCTTGCTGATCCCGGTCACACCATCCACGGCCACGTTGGACAGGGTCTTGTGCCAGCCGGTGCTCTGGTCCAGCTGGGCACGCAGGCCCAGTGCCCGGGCGGTGGCGTTGGCGGTCACGGTGGCGTTCTGGACGGTGGACCATGCCAGGAAGTCCGGCCAGTGGAGCATCAGCTCACGGGCGCCGAACTGGTTGCGGTAGGCGACGGCCTCTTCCTTGGTGGCGCAGCCGTTGCAGTTCGCGTAGACGAAGCCGCGCAGCTCCTTGGCGATGGCCACCATGGCGGTGGTGACGGCCTGGGTGTCGAGCCCGGGCACGCCCAGGATGCGCGGCGTGATGCCTAGTTGGGCCTTGGCCGCGAGCAGGGCCTTCATGCCGGTATAACGGCCATTGGCGACGCCGCCGATGATGTTGCTTTGCAGCTCGGCTGCATTGGCGCCGTCTTCGACGCGGACCACGACGGTGACCGGCTTGGATTGATCGGCAATCGCCTGCAGCGACTCGGCCAGGGTGCCCTTGCTGCCGGCTTTGCCGACGGCGCCTTGGACGTTGGTCAGCAGAACGGGAGTGTTGAGCGGGAAAGCGGCGGCATCGGCATCGCTGCCGGTGCAGACCATGCCGATGACGGCGGTAGAAACGGTGGAGATGGAGCGTGTGCCCTCGTTGACTTCGAGGACACGCACGCCGTGATGGTAGTCAGCCATGAGAGGTTGCCTGCGCAGGTGGGTAGGTGACGCTGCACAGGCTGGCGGATCCGCGCGCGCGGGTCGCGGGGCGAGGTTTGTAGTGGCGCCCGCTACAAGATGCCGACCGCCATCAGGCGGCCGGAGTGGGCTCCTGGTAGCCCTGGGCGGAGAGGTAGCCGGTGGTGGCGGCCGGATCCGGGCTCGCCGGCCAGTTGCTTTCGGCCGGGACGGCGCCGCTGGTGTCCACGCGGTTGAGCAGCACCCGATAGGTCTTCCAGGTCTTGAGCGCCTTGATCTCGGCCTCGGTGGCAATCTCCAGATCCACGGCGTCCTGCAGGGCGTTGACCTGGTTGCTGGCGTATTGCAGTAGCAGGGCGCGCTTGCGGGTGGCTTGGGCCTTGGCCGCGGCCAGTTGGGCGGCTTCGTCCAACTGCCAGTGATCGTCCCGCCAGGTGTCGAATTCGGTCAGGGGCGCCACCAGGGTGTAATCGCTGGGCAGGGGCCCCAGGAGCGTCCACTGGCGGGGCTCGCCGGTGCCGGTGTGGTAGACGGTGGCCCCGCGGTGGTCCTCGATCTCGACCCAGGCCCCGTCACGGCGCACTAGGGCGAGGCCGGCGCCCGGCTCCGGTGGATTGTCCAGGGTGCTGTGGGCCGGGATGAGCCAGACATCCGGCTCCAGCGGGCTGGGATCCGCCGACGTTTTGCCCAGGAGCTCGCCGGACACCGGGTCGAAGGTGGCCACCTGGGGAGGCAGGCGGTCTTGCCACCAGGGAAGCGCAGTGGCGTGGGCGGGAAGGTCCAGGCCGACCTGCAGGTTTTCAGGGGCGGTATCGGTCATGGGGTCGATCCTCAATACTTGATGCAGGCGAGCAGCGCGATGTTGCGCGGGCGTGATTCGGTACCGCCGCTGAAGCTGACGGTGATGGTGTGGGTGTGATCGCCCGCAGTGCTGGTGCCCTGCATGGCCTCACCGGAGTAATAGGCCTCATCGCCGAACACAGCATTGCCCGCCCCGTCCGGCGCACGGTCCTGCTTGAACGACATGGTGTGCTGGTGGGCACCGGCGTTCGCCGCGGTGGCGCTGTGGGTGTGGTTCAGGTTCTGGCTGGCCTGGCTGCTGTTCAAGGCCCGGCCACCATCGACGCCGCGTCCGTCATCCCAGCCGCGCAGGAACTCACCACGCAGATCCGGTAGGTTGAACGTGGTGGAGCCATCCCCTGCGCCGAAGTTGGTACCGATCACGGCGAAGAGGGCCGCGTAGGTCGAACGTGAAACGGCCGCGCCGTTGGCTTTGAGGAAGCCGGCCGGCGCCGAGCTGCTGGGGAAGAAGACGATCTCGGCGGTTCGGGTGCCGGTGGCGTCCTGAACGAAGGCGGTAGTGGCACCGTCGTTGGTGTTATCGCCGCGAGCCCTGGTCGGCATTTCGATGCCGTTACCCACTACGACCTTGCCCGTATCGAGCTTGACCGACAGCGGGCGGAGCGAGTTGTAGCCGCCATACGGATCGCCCGAAGCGGTGAGCATGAGCCAGAGATAATTGCCGTCATTGCGCCAGAAGGTGCCGTAGTTGCCGGACACGATCCGATAGGCGTTCTGCGACAGCGATCGAACCTCACCGCCAGGGGTCACGCTCAGTAGGGACGGGTTCCACGTCGCTCCGTTGTCGCCGTTATCCCACTCCAGGAACAGGTTGTTGCCGTCGGTCTTCCAGCGCGAGGACTTGGCGTTGCCGGTCCGATCGAGCATGGCCAGGGTGGGCGCGTAGCTCATGACGGAAAGACCGCCGGTGCCGTCACCAGCATCGCTCTGGACGCACAGGCTGGCCCCGCTGGGATCGGTGATCCAGCTGCTGCCTGGCCGAATTCGCGTCTTGACCACGTACTCCAGCTGGTCCTGGTCATTGAGGCCGCCGAAGTAGGCGCGGCGGTCTGCGGTGGCTGAACCGCTGGGGGTGAAGAACCAGCGAGGCCTCCAGCCGCCGTTGCCGTCGTTGACGCCCTGATAGCAAAGCGTGGTGATACCGGCATGGTTGCGGTATTCGAGCGACAGGTTTCCAGCGGCTTCCTGGTTCTGCAGGGTGACCAGCTTCCAGCCGTTGCTCGTCGTCGTGCCTTTCAGCACATGATCGGTCTGGTCCTGGAGGTCGGAAAACTTGCCGGTTCGGGCAACGTTGGCCAGCTGGTCGGCGAACACGAATTCGCGCCAGGCATACCAGCTCGCGTCGTGCCGCACCCGCACGAAGGTCCGCCCACGACCGCCCGAGGCGCCGAAGATTTCGGTGGCCACCTGGGTCAAGCGAGCAGCAGAACCCGGCAGGCCGTGGGTGAAGACCTCGAATGCCACCCGAGCCGCATCCGCCGCACCGGTCACAGGCCAGTTCAACGCCGCTCCGGCGGTCACGACGTCTTCGCAACGGATCATTCCTCCTACCGGTGCGTCGTTGAGGTTTATCGCGTTGTTCTGTACCGGCGCCGCGCCAGCCAGGCCGTAGGCGGCCATCACGGCCTGCACAAAGGCGGTGGTGGCGATCTGGGCGGTATTGGTGGCGATGGCGGCCGTGGGTGCCTTGGGCGTACCGGTCAGGTTCGGCGACTCGCTGTTGGCCTTGAGCCCCAGCGCCGTGGCCATATCGGTGGCATAGTTCGGGTTGTTGCCCAGGGCGGCCGCCAGTTCGTTGAGCTGGTTCAGCACTTCCGGCGAGCCATTGACCAGGGCGGCGATCGAGGCCTGGACGAAGGCGGTGGTGGCGATGCTGGTGTCATTGTCGCCAGCGGCCGGGGTTGGGGCGCGCGGATCTCCGGTCAGTACCGGCGAGTTGAGCGGCGCCTTGCTGTCGTCGGTGATGGTGATGTTCGCCGTGCCGTCGAAGGGCACGCCGTTGATGGTCCGGGCGGTGGCCAGCTTGGTGGCGCTGGGTGCTTGGCCGGATCCGTTGCCGGTGCCGCCGTTGGCGACGGGCAGGAAGGTGGTGGCGGCGGTGGCGCGCCCTTTCTTGTCGAGCGTGACGCCGCCATAGGTCCCGGCGGCGACACCGGTGTCGGCCAGGGTCACGGTCAGGGACAGATCAGCGCTGCCGTCGAAGGTCCCGGTAGCGGTGGCATCGCCGGTAAGCTTGACCGCGCGCGCAGTGGCCAGCTTGACGGCGATCGCGGCGTTGCGCGCTCCGCCGAGCAGGCCGTCGACCAGGCTTTTGAGGTACTTGGTGCGGTTGGCCAGCTGCTGGCCCTGGCGGTTGGAGAGCCCATCAGGGCCGCCGACTACCGGATCGGTTTTCTCGATCTGGTAAACGCCATCCTCCCACTGCTCTTTTTCGGTGAGGTTCGTCATCAAGCGACTCCGTAGGTAAAGGTCCCGTCGTAACGGAAGGTGCCGCTGTGATCGTTGAGCGCAGCGGTGAAGTTGAGGGCAATGAGCTCGCAGCGCGCCGGGGCGACGTCGGCGAGGGTTTGGCGGATCCGCGCGGCCTGGGCCACGCTGATGGGCTGGGTGACGTACACGCTGTACTTAGCCCAGTGCTCGTCATGGCCATAGAAGCGGTCGCCGTTGTAGGTGCGGCTGGCGTCGTGGAGGCCGCCCGTGGCGCCCTCGATGAGGGTGAAGGCCTCGGAGCCGAGCAGGTTGGTCAGGGCGCGGCGGACGGCGCCGCGGGTGCCCTTGTGCCGGTGGACGGTGACGGAATCCGCGATGATCTGGCGCTTGGCGTCCTCACCCCAGTTGACGTCCCAGTCATCGACCGAAACCGCCCAGGCCAGCCAGGGCAGCACCGCGGCCGGGCACTTCCAGGGATTCCACAGATCGCGGATGGGGACCGGCAGCGAATCAATGCCAGCGCCGCTGGCGGCGATCGCACGCTCCAGGGGCAGGCTGTTGGGTGGCAGCAGGACGCTATTCATCGGTGCCGCCCTGGGTCAGGGTGATGCCGGTGCAGTAGGCGGCCTGCTGCTGGGCGACCTCGAGGTCGGTGGCCGGGCTGGTCAGGATGACGTTCTGCACGCCGCTCTGATGCAGCGCGGCAAACAGGCCAGAGCGGGAGACGCCCTGGCCCATGGCATGGCGCTCGGCCACGTAGGCCTTCGCCTTGGCCAGGGCTGCAGCCTGAACGACTGCCATGTCCGGGCCGCTGTAGAAGACCAGGGTGGCTGCCACCTGGTAGGGCAGGATCTCGGCGGCGACCACTTCGACGGTGTCGCAGAGCGGCCGGACGTCTTCGTCGTTGAGCGCCGTGGTCACGGTGGCCAGCAGCGCGGCGCTAGGCGTGCCGTCGCCTTCGGTGCTCAGGACCACGACCCGCACGGTGCCCTGGATCGGGCGCAGGATGGCCACGTCCTTGACCTTGGCCGAGGCGGACAGCGCGTGATAGCGGTAGGCGTTGCGCGGGCCGGCGGTGGTGAAGCCTTCCAAGGCGAGCTGGGTCCGGTACCGCAGGCGATCGTCCGTCTCATAGACGGCGGGGATGGTCGGGGTGACGCTGCTGTCGGCCGGCGTCACCAGCAGGCGCCGGACGCCGTACCAGGCAGCGACGTTCTCCAGGTCCGCACCGGTGGCGTAGGCCAGCATCACCGCCTTGGCGCCGTCGTTGATGCGCTGGCGGAGGATGAGCTCGCGGTAGGTGTTCTCTTGGAGCAGCTTGTTCAGTGGCTGCGACTCCAGCTCCAGGCGCGCGGCGATGTTGGACTGCTCGGCGGCCGGGTACAGGCTGACCAGGCGGGCCTTGCGGGCGGCCAGCAGGGTCTCGAAGTCCAGGGACTCGACGACGTCGGGCAACGGCAGGAGGGAAAGGTCGATCATGCGAGGCCTCCGAAGACCAGGGGGGCGCGCAGGCTGATGGCGGCGTTGGTGACGGTGCTGTAGCCCTCCAGGTCGACGAAGGCCTGGCCCGGGGCGTCGCCCAGGGTGAGCGCGATGCGGGTGAGGTTGAGCCGCGGTTCCCAGCGCATGAGGGCGATCACGGCCACGGCCTTGGCCTGCAGCGCGGTGGCGTCGTTGAACGGCTGATCGATCAGGCTGAACAGGTCGCAGCCATAGGGGCGGCGCATCACGCGGGTGCCGATCGGAGTGGTGAGGATGTCGCCGACCGACTGCTGGAGCTCCTCGAGCTCGGTGACGGCCAGGCCCGTCTCGCGGCTCATCATGGCGTGGGCGCTCCGGTCTTGGCATTGCCGGCCTGGACGCCGCCATGGGGGTGCTTGACCAGGCTGATGCCGGCGGCGACGACGTCGCGGGTCACGGTCACCAGGCCGTCGATGTCCACGTCGCCCTGCAGCTTGAAACCACCCGGGGCGACGATCTCGACCCGGCCGCCGGCGGGCAGGGTGGCCAGCAGCTGGTGGGCTTCGCTGTCGTACTCGACGACGGCGCCGTCCGGGTAGGTGCGGCGGTGTAGGCCGGCGCGATCGCCGTTGGCAGGGATGAGCACGCTGAACAGGCCGGTGATGGCGATGCCCTGGGCAGTCTGGCCGCTGGGGCTAAGGACCAGGACCTGCTCGCCCACGGTGGGCGGATCCCAGTCGCGGGTGGTGCCGGCGCGCAGGGCGACCCAGGGCAGCCAGCCGGTCAGCAGATCACCGCTCTGAATCCGAACCCGGGCAGGGCGCTTGTCTGGGAGACTGCCATGGTCGACCTCAGCAACGGTGCCGAGGCGGATCAGGTTCTCGATGAGGCGGGAGAGGGCGGCGATGTCGGTCATGCCGCAGAGGATGGCGCGCGCGCGCGAGAGGTGCAGCCGGTCGGATGTGTAGTGGTGTTCGCTACACATCCGACCTAAAAAGGAGCGCAGCGACTACCCAGGGGTCAAAGAGGACAGATCAGTCAGAGGAGGCAAGCGATGGGGTGCATATTCAGACCGACGCTGAAAGACCTAGAGCAGTCGATCCTAAATAATGAGCTGATGATGGCTAGGTTCGAGCGGCAACTTGTAAGAATAGATCTAGACAGCGACGCCTATACCGATGTCCTCCGCATTATGGACGGTATCCAGATCGAGTTAGAACGCGACCGTGCTCGCCGTGCTGAGCTTTTGAAGAATGGAAACTGGTATTCAGTCGAGTAGACCGTCTAGGAGCGAGCCACGTAGCTGCTGCAGGTCCTGGTCAGACAGCCCGAGCAATTCGCGGCGGGCGTAGCGGACCTCAGGTGCCTCGCGCTCTGCTCGGTCTTTCAGTCCGTACTGGTGGACGCGGGCGATGCGGGAGACGCGGCCGGCGAAGCCGATCACAGCCTGATGCGGCGTGCCCTTGGCCTTGAGGTACCGGGCCATGTTGAGCCTCTCGAACATCCGCCGTTTGATGCGGCCCTTCTTGCCGCGCAGATCTCGCGGCTTGCGTGCCTCGAACGGCGAGCCGTCCGGGTTCACCTGGGCGCGGATCCGCTGCTGCTGACTGCGGCGCAGTTGCTGGGCAGCCTTGCGGGCCAGTTGGGCCCGGCCGCGGCCATCCAGCTTCTGCAGGAGCGGCGAGAGCCAGGTCTCCAGTGCCTCGAGGTCAGCCACGGCTGCGGCCTGGATGTGGCGTTTCCAGGGCCAGGGCGTCGCCGGCAGATCCAGATTGCCATTCGGCCAGCAGCTCGTCGCCGACGAAGACCTGCCAGGTGGCCGGCTCCTGGTACTCGGTATACGGGGACTCGGGCACGTGGTTCAGCTGGTAGGTGTCGTCCGGCTGGCGTTTCACGACCACGCGCTCGGTAAGGGGCAGGGTGATCGCCAGATCCACCTTGGAGTTGTCCAGGATGTCGGCCTCGAAGCCGATACCCTGGGCGGACTTGTCTAGGTTGACCAGGAGCTCGGACTGGTTCGTCCGAACCCAGGCCAGCAGCGGCAGCATCACGGCGTCCGGGTGGCCGGCGAAGTCGGTGAGGATGATCTGCAGCTCGTAGCCGTACTCCCAGGACAGGCTGGCCGCGGCGGTGCAGCGCAGCTTGCCCTTGTCGATGAAGACCAGCAGCCGGTCAGGGCTGTGGCGCAGCTCCGGCACGGCAGAGAGCAGGTGAGCACGCAGGCTCTCGGGCTTGTTCATGGGCGGGCCTGCTGGGCGTCATAGACCATATCGACCTGGGCGGCGCAGTCGGCCCAGGCGGCTTCCAGGGCTTCGCTGTCGTCCAGGAGCTCGCCGTTATTGCGCGGGGCGGTCGACGGCAGCTGGCAGCGCGTTACCACTGGACAGCCAATCACGGTAAGCCGTGGCTCCGGTGAGGACGGGCCGCTGGCGCAGCCGGCGAGCAGCAGCAGGCAGAGGCTGGCCAGCCCAAGCCTTGAGGTCGGCGTTTTCAATTTCGAGCTCCTGGATCCGGCGCTTGCGGACATCGATCTCGCGGCGCAGGTCTGTCTGGGTGGTCTGCAGCCGGGCCTGGGCGGCTCGCTGCTCGGTGAGGATGTCGGCGAGGTGGTTGCGCTCGCCGGTCAGCTGGGTGACCCGGTCCTCAGCGGCCTCGCGCTTCTGATTGGCCTGGTCGATGCGCAGGCCCTGCGCATAGAGGGTTAGGCACAGCACGGCGATCGTCAGGGCCAGGGCGAGCGCGAAGAGCGCCTTCTCCTTCCAGCTGATCATTGGCGGTACCAGCCAGCACGGTTCATCGCCGCCTGGTCCAGGTGCTCGAGCTCGCCGATCACCACGACAGCCCGCACGCCTGGCTTGGCGGTCTGGATGGCTTCACAGAGACGCTCGGCCTCCTCGAAGGACGCACCAGCCGGCAGGATGAAGACCTCTCCATCCTGCGGCTCGAGGCGCTGCACCTCGGTGACGGGTGTCATGCGGCGTCCTTAGCCGGGGCGGCGGTGCTGTAGCGGGCGAAGGCGCGCTCGAGCTTTACGTCGTAGAGATTGCGAGCGTAGGCCGGGCCGTTGTAACCGCGGGCGAAGTCGGCCCACTTGCCGGCCTTGAGGGCCTTGAGCAGCGCGGGCTCTGCTTTGACGAAGCGGACGAAGGCCTCGAGCTGCTCGGCTTCGCTGGTCTGCATGCGGGTGACGAAGTCCTGGACGCTGGCATAGCCGAGGCTCTGCCAGTGATAGCCCATGACCTGGAACAGGCCCCAGCTGCACGACTCCAGCGCGCAGGCTTCGTCGATCTGCCGGGCCGAGGTCAGGCGCTGCCACTCGGCCGCGCCACCGGCGTAGCCGCCCGATTTCGGGTTGATCAGGTTCGGATTGAACGCAGCCAGGCGGTCGGCCTCGGCCTGGTCGTGGGCCTTGACCAGGCGCTGGTAGAAGACGTGGCGCTCGAACAGGATCACCACCCGGCCGTTGTCCAGGAAGCCTTCGCCCTTGGACTCGACCTCATTGACCGCCTGGACGGCCGCGATGGGGACGCCCAGGGTCTTGGCGGCGCGCTCGAGGTCGGCAAAGCCCAGGTGTAGCGGATCGCGCTTGCCGAGCAGAGCGGCGAAGGTCTTGGGGCCAGCGACGCCATCTGCCACCAGGCCGACCGAGCGCTGGAAGGCTTCGACGGCGTGCTCGGTGCCTTCGTCGAAGTCGCCGTCCAGGTCGACGGTGAAGCCGGCCGCGGCCAGGGCTTTCTGCAGGTCGCGCACGGCCAGGCCATGGGCACCGATGAGCAGGATCTTGGACTGGTTCATTGCGTTTCCACCTTGCGTTCGACGAAGCGTTTAGCTGCGGCGCGAGTGCCCTCGACGCCTAGCAGGCCGATGATTCCGCCCCAGAAGGGGCCGGTGCTGGCGGGGATGCCCAGCAGGGAGAGGCCATGGCTTGCGGCTAGGGCCAGGGCGCCGCAGAGGGGCGCTTCGAGCAACACGCGCCGCAGAGTGCCGCCGCCGTAGGCGATGCGCAGGGCGGCGATGACGCCAGCCACCAGCCCGGCGTAGAGCGCAGGCCAGTTGTGTTCGAGCCAGGCGGCGAGCCAGGCCCAGGTGTCGGGACGGTCGGGCATAGGAGGTTTCTCGTGCATGGGGTCAGTCCCAGAGGTTCACCGGCTGCTGCGCGGCGATGCCGGCAGTGGCCTGGGCGGGGGCATCTGGCAGGGTGATAGGGGTGCCGATCGGCAGGATGGGGCCGAGCTCGGCCAGGTCCGGGTTGGCCTCGAGCGCGGCCTCGGTGACGCCCTGGGTGCGCCCGTAGTGCCGCAGGCAGATCCGGTCCAGGGTGTCGCCTTGCTGGGCGCGCACGACGGTGGCCATCAGATGAGCTCCACGGTGGTCCGGGTCAGGCCCAGGAAGTCGCGGATGGCCCAGCGCTGATCACGCCGGTACTCGTCGATGGTGGGTGTCTGCGCCTCGGCGTCCTTGTCGCCCTTGGCGGTGCTGTCGTAGCTGCGGTACCGCTCGGCGACCTCGGCAGCGGTGGCGGCATCGATCGCGCGGAGGTACAGGTGGACGCGCTCGCTGATGCCTTCGACCTGCGGCCCGGGTATCGCGGCCAGGGCGGCGTAGCCGCTAGCGGTCTGGACGACGCGGTAGCCGGCGAGTTCGCGGTTGACGCTGATGGCCGCAGCGATCACCGCGGCTTTCAGCTTTTCCGCGCTGACGCTGCTGTCGATCCGCAGCCGCGCGCGTACCTGGTCCAGCTCGATGGCCGGCCAGAAGGGGTCGGACACCACCTGACCGCTGGCGACGGTGCCGCCTGCAACGAATCCGCTCATGGTGCTGCTCTCGAATGGGTCGCCGGTGGTCGGGGCTTCACGGTCCTAGGCTAGGCCTGGCCGATCCGCCCCGAGCCGGCGGGGTTGCGGGGGACCGCTCGGTTAGCCGCCAGGGGCGGCATGTTTCTTGGCCAGGCGCTCGGCCCGTTCCAGGTCTTTCTTGCCGCCGCAGCGGTCGTGCAGGCCGATCGCCTTGCGCAGCATCTCGATCGCCGATACCAACTGGCCCGGACGGCCGGGTCGATCCTCGTCGACGTCGGTCAGCTCGGCCCGGCCGATGGCCAGATAGAGCTTGGCGCGCGCCTCATCGGGCATGTCGTGCTCATCGGTGAGCACGGCAGTGCGGACCAGGATGTCCAGGTCGAAGGGCTGGCCGGCTTTCTGCGAGGCCAGCGCGCCTTCGGCGACTTCCTCTGCGATCAGGCAGCCCGGGGTGCGCTCGAAGCGATCGGGCATCAGCAGGCCATGCCGCAGCACATAGGCGGCGATGTCTAGGGCACCTGCGAACTCACCGGCATCGATGCGCCAGATCATCACGGTGACCAGCACCTCGTCCTGGGCGCCGTTGCCGCCCTCGAGCACACCGCTGACATAGTCGGCATAGGCGCCGAGCAGCTGCCGCTTGAGTTCGGCCTTGGCCTGGGTGGATTGCACCTGCTTTAGTCGCAGCCGGTCCTGCAGCAGCTGAGCCAGCTGCTGCTCGTACACGGTACGACCCGCCATGGTGTCCGCTGGCCCGACTGCCGCCGCGGCGAGGGACGCCGCGGCTGCCAGGAAGTGACGTTTAGCGGGGGAGGTGGCCATGGCTTATACGCCCGTCTCGATGTTCTCGATCAGGCAGCCGAAGCCGTAGTCCTCGACCACATAGGCGTCGTTGCTCGACTCGTAGTTCTCGATGCGGTTCTTCTCCGGCGCTTCCTTGACGAAGCGGCGACGGCCACCGGTCTGGAAGTAGATCGCCAGGTTCTGCAGCGAGGTGATGAGCATCGCGTTGTCCGGGCAATAGGGCACCTCGACCGGCTGCAGACCGCCCATACGGCGCTGGGCCAGCACCAGGTCGGTGGCCAGCTTCTCGCTGGGTGCTTGCTCGCGGTTGACCAGGGGGAAGTACTTGTCGTGGACCAGGTCGCGGCCGAGGATCACCACCAGGCCCGGATCCTTGCGGTACCAGGGGTCGATCAGGTTGCTGACCGCGTCGAAGACCAGGGCATCCAGGTTGTTGTAGTCGGCGTCGGCGCCGGTGCCGATCACGATTTTGTTCGCGGTCTTGCCGGACTTCAGCACGCGCTGGGGCGCGTTGTTGCGGTACTGCTGCAGCCAGCCGATGTTCACGTCCTGCAGCAGCGGGTTGGTGGCGCGGTTGGTGGTAGCCGCCGCACTGGTGCCGTTGAAGCCGATCATCAGGCGGTCCAGGGCCTGGCGCTTGACGATGGCGTCACGCAGACGCGCCTGAAAGTCCGGGAACTTGGCCCAGGCGTCCAGCAGGGAATAGGGGATCGCGGTGTCGAAGTCGGTCTTCTCGCACTTGTAGCCGCGGTTGTCGAGCGCCTGCATCTCGCGGGGTTGGCGGGTGGCGGTACCGCTGGTGTCGGTGCGGCCGGCGATGGTGCCGGAGACGCCCAGGCCGACCTTTTCACCCATCAACTCGTCGACGGGGATGACGTTGACCTTGCTCAGGAATTCGCTGGACTCCTGGATGCGGGTTTCCAGCTTCTGCTGGACGGTGGGCGCCACGGCGAAGGTCGCCGCGGAGGAGGAGACGCCGGACAGCTTGGCGACCTGCTCCAGGTATTGGTTGAACAGCACACGGGTATCGTTACGCATGGATCTCTCCGGAAAGGTGAACGGCTGATCAGCAGTCGGTCAGGTTCTGGCCATCGCCGCCGGTGACCGGAGGGCGCTTGGGTTGATTGGGGTCTTGGGTCTGGCTGAGCTGCAGCTGCAGGGCGGAGAAGTCGGTCTGCAGCTGCTGGTGCTTGCCGGCCAACTCGGTGAGGGCAGCCTCGGCGCTTGCGAAGCGCTCGTCCTGCTCGCGGACGTGCTCGGCCACGGCGGTGACTGCGGCGCCGAACTGGGCGAACTCACCCTGGGTCTGCGTCTCCTTGCCCTTGAGCAGCTCCTGGACCTTGGCGAAGAGCAGGGCGCCCAGGCCGGGCTTGTCCTCGACCTCGTCGAAGGTGAGGGCGGTCTCTTCGGCCACGGTGAAGAGGTTGTCCGCGTGCAGCTTGCGGCTGGCATAGGGGTTGGCTGCCGGATTGGCCGCGGCGAAAGACAGCACGTCGGTACCGAGGCTGGCGGGGCTGTCGGTGATGCCCAGGCCGACCAGGTAGGCGGCGCCGGTGTCGGCGAACTTGGGCGAGATCTCGATCGAGGTGTAGATCTTCTGCTTGGCCTTATTCATGGCCACCAGGTCGGCGGTGGGCTCGATCTGGGCGAAGAGGGCCAGCTTCTTCTGGCCATTGATCTCGACCTCTTCGGCCTTCACTGCGACCACGTCGCCGTAGGCCTTGAAGGGGCTATCCGCCACGCTGCTGCGGATGTGCTCCATCCAGATGCGGGCGCCGTAGGTCTTGGGGTTGTAGCTGGCCGCGGCCTGCTCGATCCAGACGCGTTCGATCTGACGACCATCGCTGGTGGCGCCCTCGACGGCGACACGGAAGAAGGGAGAGCGAAGTTTCGGGGGCTTGGGGTCGGCCATGCCGGGGATCCTCAAAGGCTTAGCGGGAGTGCTTGGGCGATGAGGGGCATGGTCGGGACGCGCGCGCGTCCCAGCAACGAGGGGCCGTTGTAGCGGCGCGCTGTACAAATCCGCGCGCTATGGAGGAGGGAGCCGGGGCGGCAGTCTGGCGGCCATGAAAAGCCTACCTGAATCCGCCCCTGTTCCTATCCCGCCCACTGACCTGCTGATGGACGTGCGCCGCCGCGCCAAGCATCTCTACTGGATGGGCTGGCGGGTGACGGAGATCGCCGAAGCGATCGAGGAGAAGGAAAAGACCGTCCATAGCTGGAAGGCCCGGGACGAATGGGATCGGGCGGACAATGTCGAGCGGATCGGCGGCGCTCTGGAAGCGCGCCTGGTGCAGCTGATCCTCAAGGACGCCAAGTCCGGCGGCGACTTCAAGGAGATCGACCTGCTGCACCGCCAGCTGGAGCGCCAGGCGCGGATCCAGCGCTTCCAGGGCGGCGGTACCGAGGCCGAGCTCAATCCCAAGCTGGAAAACCGCAATGCCGGGCCGAAGAAGAAGGCCGCCCGCAATGAGTTCACCGAGGAGCAGATCGAGGCCCTTGAAAGCGCCTTCCGCGATCAGTGCTTCGGCTACCAGCTGGACTGGTACCGGGCGGGCCAGCAGCGGACCCGCGCCATCCTCAAAAGCCGGCAGATCGGCGCCACCTTCTACTTCGCCCGCGAGGCCTTCCTGGACGCCTTGATCACCGGGCGCAATCAGATCTTCCTGTCGGCCAGCAAGAACCAGGCGTATATCTTCAAAGCGTATATCCAGGCCTTCGCCCGGGAGGTCTGCGGTGTCGAGGTGACGGGTGATCCGATCATCCTGGCCAACGGCGCCGAGCTGCATTTCCTGGGTACCAATGCCCGCACCGCCCAGGGCTACCACGGCAACTTCTACTTCGACGAATTTTTCTGGACCTTCCGCTTCGAGGAGCTGAACAAGGTGGCCAGCGGCATGGCCATGCAGAAGCAGTACCGCCGGACCTACTTCTCGACGCCCAGCTCGATGGCCCATGAGGCCTACACCTTCTGGACCGGCGAGCGCTTCAACAAGGGCAAGCCCGTCGCCCAGCACCTCAAGCTGGACGTCTCCCATGACGCCCTGCAGCAGGGCCGGCTCTGCGAGGACCGGATCTGGCGTCAAATCGTCACCATCCTAGATGCCGAGGCCCGCGGCTGCGACCTGTTCGACCTGGAGGAACTGAAGCTCGAATACTCGGCCGAGGCCTTCCAGAACCTGCTGATGTGCCAGTTCGTCGACGACGGCGCGAGCATCTTCCCCCTGGCCATGCTGCAGCCCTGCATGGTCGACAGCTGGGTCGAATGGGCCGAGGACTACAAGCCGTTTGCAGCCCGCCCCCTGGGCGATCGTCCGGTCTGGGTGGGTTACGACCCGGCCGAGTCAGGCGACACCGCCGGCCTGGTGGTGGTCGCGCCGCCGGCGGTACCGGGCGGCAAGTTCCGGGTGCTCGAGCGCCACCAGTTCCGCGGGATGGACTTCGCCGCTCAGGCCGAGGCGATCCGCCAGGTCTGCCAGCGCTACTGGGTGAGCTACATCGGCATCGATGTCACCGGTATGGGTAGCGGCGTGGCCCAGCTGGTGCGCCAGTTCTTCCCGGGGCTGACCACCTTCAGCTACTCCCCTGAGGTGAAGACCCGCCTGGTGCTCAAGGCCTACGACGTGATCAAGAACGGCCGGCTCGAATTCGACGCCGGCTGGACCGACGTCGCCCAGTCGCTGATGGCCATTCGCAAGACCACCACCGCAAGCGGCCGGCAATTCACCTATACGGCCGGACGCAACGACACCACGGGCCACGCGGATCTCGCGTGGGCCCTCTTTCATGCCCTGCACAACGAGCCGCTGGAGGGCCAGACCGGCCGCAACACCGGCGTCATGGAGATCTACTGATGAGCGATTCCCCCGCCCTGATCAACGCGGCCGCCCACGCGCCCGGCGTCGAAGCCTTCACCTTCGGCGACCCAGCGCCGGTGCTCGACGGCCGCGAGGTCTTCGACTATCTGGAGTGCTGGTTCAACGGCCGCTATTACGACCCGCCCCTGTCCCTCGACGGCCTGGCCAAGGCCACCCGAGCCAGCGTCTATCTGGATTCCGGCCTCAAGTTCAAGCGCAACCTCCTGGCCCGCACCTTCATCCCGCATCCGCTGCTGAGCCGCGCGGCCTTCGAGCAGCTGGCTTTAGACTACCTCTGGTGCGGCAACGCCTACCTAGAGCGCAGGCAGTCACGACTGGGCACGCCGATCAGCCTGCAACCGCCGCTGGCCAAGTACATGAGGCGAGGGGAGGAGGGCCGCTTCTTCCAGGTGCGCGGCTGGCAGAACGAACACGAATTCGCCCCGGGCGCCATCTGCCACCTGCGCGAGGCCGACATCAATCAAGAGATCTACGGCATGCCCGAGTGGCTCGCCGCCATGCAGTCGGCGCTGCTGAACGAGTCGGCCACGCTGTTCCGCCGCAAGTATTACAACAACGGCAGCCACGCCGGCTTCATCTTCTACATGACCGACGCCGCGCAGAAGGAGGAAGACATCGACTCCCTACGCACCGCGCTGCGCTCGGCCAAGGGCCCGGGCAACTTCCGCAACCTCTTCGTCTATGCGCCCAACGGCAAGAAAGACGGCATCCAGCTGATCCCGGTCAGCGAGGTGGCCGCGAAGGACGAATTCAACTCGATCAAGAGCATCACCCGCGACGACATGCTCGCCGGCCTGCGGATCCCGCCGCAGCTGATGGGCATCGTGCCGCAGAACGCGGGTGGCTTTGGCTCGATCAAGGAGGCTGCGGAGGTGTACGCGGCGAATGAGCTGGAGCCGTTGCAGGCGCGGCTTGCTCAGGTCAATGACTGGCTGGGGGAGGAGGTGATCCGCTTCCGGCAGTACGAGTTGCTCAACACTAAAGACTAA